ATGACCTTCTCTTTTTTCTACAGTTACATTTTCAAAGTTATACGTTCCATCAGAGTTTTGTAATGGGGTGTTATCTAAATAAATAGATTTATCTCCATCTTTTAATCCTTCAATTGGCCCTTCAGATATTAAATCTAAAACTTTCGCATAACTTTTACTTTCTAAAGAGTCAGGAGCTGTTGTTGGAGTTTTATTACCTCCTCTATCTCCTTTACCTCCACCACCACCAGAACCAATAATTTGAGTCATACTTCCACCTGGTTGACATCAACGGAACTTGATATGGTCGTAGACCCTGTTAGAACCTCTCCATAGCATACAGGGACTGGAGTGCCAGGTCTTGCAGAATTGACAATCCCACTAAAATAAAACGAATTTTGTACGTCTTCTTCAAATTCTGGAGTCTTAGGAGTTGGAGTTAACAAGTCAGAAACTCCACCTAAAACCAGTGCAGCTCCTAAGTAAACAGCAGCTTTAGCCCAAATACCAGTAAAAGCAAGACCTGTAACAGCAGGATTAAGCATTACATAATTAGCGTAAGTAAGACTTGCTCCACCAGTAGCAAAAGCCAATCCAACTAACGCTGCACCTGCTATTACTTTCCCCCATCCACCTCCAGCTCCAACAACACAAGGAACAATTTTTATGTCATCTGCTCCTGCTGGATAATGCAATTCTTCAGGATCTAAATCCGTTCCAGCAACTTGAACCCTGTAATATTGATCGTACATGTGTTTTTCTAGTTCAGGCCAATTAACAATCAGAAACTGAACAGCTTCTGCTGCACTAGAAACATCTGCTTTCAAAACTCTTTTGCCTAGAAACTTGGCTAAAGGCCCATACAGTTTAATTTTTCTAAGCATTGCGTAAAGTTATTCTCCTACCTATACATTTTATCAACCATTCGTTAAGAAGATCACGACTGCTCAATCTTCCTTGTAAATGATGGAGTAATTCTTGCTCCCCTACATAAACTCCTATGTGATTTAATCCCTTTCCTCGGATATTCATTAATAAACAATCTCCTTCTTCCAATGGTTCGTCTTGTTCCATTTCTCTAAATCCTGTGTCTTTCCAACACCCATCAAACATTGGATTTAATCTGAAATCTTCTGGATTAATAGGTCTATCCCAATCTCTTAAATCAAAACCTCTTTCTCTTTGATAATCTCTTACTAACGTCCAGCAATCAGTAACGCCCCAAACCCACGGTCTTCCTAGTAGTCCTGCTTTGTATCCAGAAGGTTCAAAATAATGCCATTGTTCTGTCTTTGGATTAACAATATGCCAAGGTAATTTACTAGCTTCACACGAAATAAGATCTGCCTGACTAGGGGTTGGTGGAGTTTGAGGATGAGAATGAACAACCGCTAAAATTTCTCCAGCATCTTCAGCTTTTGCGTAATCTGTCGGATCAAGAATAAATTGATCGTATCTGCTATCCGCTAAATTTTTACAAGGCCAATAATGTTCTTTCCCCTTTAATACAACTAATAAACCACAAGCTTCTATTGGATCAGCTTCTTTAGCTGCTGCTAACGCATCGACTTTCCATTTATCCATTATGGAATGTTCCAATACCAGGAAATTGAGCAGGTAAGCATTGTCTTTTAGGTAAACGAACACCTGCAAGATCTAAAGCACTTGCTAATTCAAATTCACAGACGTTTCTATTCTCGGCTGATTTTCTATCTACAAAATAAATTTCTTGCGGTAACTCATAAGAGTCATCAGGAACTCCATGTGGGTTAATTGCATTTTCCATTCTTAACGTACTACCGTCTTCACCTGTAATACCGTATTCATTTGAATCTTCCGTTACCAAGAAGCCATGAGAACCAAAGTTAACAGTATCAACAAAACGCTCCAAAGTTCTTATCCTGACTACCTTTGCTCCTGTTAAATCGTTACCAGCAGTTGTTTGATTGACTTGATTTAAAATAGATGTAATCGTTCCAAATAAATTACTAACCCTTAAAGTTGGTCGAGGTAAAGTTCCTGTCTGTCCTGCTTTGTATTCAAATCCCTCTGCTTCTATTGGTAATCGTAAATAAGCTTGTCCTCCAAAAATAATATCGGCAGCATCGTTTGTGCTAGAACCATTATGAAAATAATGAATATCACTAGAACCATGCAATGTACTGTTCAAATGCAATTGAAATAATTCAATAATTGCAGTTGGATTAACTGCTTGTAATTGTGAAACAGGTACTGTCATTAAGGTTCAAATACCTCTTGAAATGTTGCTGTAATCGTAGCTCTATTCAAGTAAGTAATTGTTTTTGTCCAGCTAGAACAAATCCATTTTCGTACAGTAGGGTTATCTAAAGGAGTCCAATCAAAGCTTGCAGAATCATTAGCTCGTGCATCTAAAAACTCAGTAATTGTATCTGCATCTGTCTCAGATACTTTCCAAGTTAATCTCCAAACTTTAGGGTTTAGATTTTTTGACATGCCTACTAATAATCTCTGCTGATAACCATCCCCAAATTGAACGGTGGTTGTCATTGGAGAACTTTGCTGACTTGCTCCGTATGTCGGAGTGATCGCAGGAAATGTTGCCATTATCTACCAGCTAAAAGCCCTCCAGGTCGTTTTTCTTTGATCAATTCAGCTTGAATTGCTGCCCCTAGCATACGTCCTAATTCAGCAGCTTGCCCTTGATTCCCCTCAACTTCTGATCCAGAAGCATCAACATTGACCACAATATTTGCTCCTCCCATTTCGTGATTAGGAACAACATTACCGCTAGAACCTGGAACAAATAATTCTGGGCCTTTTTCTCCAACAATGTAAGGTGATCCTCCTTTTACTGGGCCACCTTTGGCTCTCATCGGGAATAACCCTGGCATGAAATTATTTAATATAGAATTAACACCTACCTGTAAAAGTTGTCTTGATATTTGCCTAAAGACATTTGCTGCAACTTCACCTAAAGTTTTAGTCTTATTTATTGCCGCCTCAAGAGCATTAACAATTCCATTTTCAATAGATTGAGTAATTTGCTCTTTGACTTTCTTTAATTTCTTTTCTTCCTCTGTTAACTGACCTGCTAAATTTAATCTAGCTCTTGCAATATCTAAAGCTGCTTTTTCTTTAATTAAATTTTCTTCTTTAATACTTTTTGCTTGACTTAAATCTTGAGATTCTTGTAATTTAATATCTAAAATTTGAGATTCAAGTTGTAATCTATTAACAGTGTCAATATCACCTGCTTTTTTAGCTACATTAATTTTCTCTACCAATCCATTTTGAAGTTTTAAATTTTCAACTTGACGAGTCATTGTCTCTATAGACTTTATTTCTTGAGCATCTATTTCCCTAAACTGTTGAACAAATGTCTGCGATTGTTGCCTAAATTCAACAGATCTTGTTTTATTTAATTCTCCAATTAATCTGTTTTGTTCTTTAGGATCAGTATGTTTTGTTCTAATATCTTTAGCTTGAGATCTTGTTTCTGCATTAAAATCAGCTCTAAATGCTTCAAAATCAAGGAAAGTATTTTTTCTTTGTCCTGCAAAGGTTGTGCCAGGAGTCCTTTGACCAGTTAAAGATAATTTAAGTAACGACATATCACCTATCTTTTTAATTTCTCGTTGCAATAAAATTGCTTCTTTTCTGGTGTTCTGAATACTTCTACTAATTTTGTCCCATAAACCTTGCAATAGACTTGACCCAGGAATAATTCTTCCAACAGCTCCTGCTATTGTGTTAAATCCAACTGCCGCTAAATTTACTAATTTTAATATTCCTGCTAAAGCAACTATTAAAGGTGAAGCCAATATTCCTAAAACGCCTCCAACACTTGCTGCTACATCATTCCATGATGCCTGTAATAACTTTACTGCGTTATTAATATCTCGTGTCGAACCTTGAGTTAATCCTGTTTGTCTAGTTATCTGTGCTGCTACTAAAGCTCTTGCTTGTTCTGCGTTACCTGCCTCTTTTAACAATTGAACTTGAGCTTGTATTTCGCCTGTTAAACGAATACCAGATTCAACCAAATTATCAACATTTAATTCTTTTAAAGCATCAGCTAATGTTGCAACCTTTTGGATTGCTGTATCCATCATTGTTCCTATTGCACTACCTATGATTTGCGTTCCAAATCCACCCATCCCCATTGCATTACCAATCAATGAGCCAGTAACACCACCAGCCGTAGCTCCAGCTCCACCGCCAAAGAGAAGAGGAAAACCAGCTCCAAGCATTAAGTTTTCAGCTTTTTGCGCTCTTATCTTTTTCCAGTTCTTAAGTCTCTGCTTTGCCTTATTGTTCGTTCTATCTGCTGCCTTTTCAATCTTAACTGCATTTTTCTCTTGATTTCTCATCTCTTTATTTATTAACCTGTCGCCTTTTAATCTTTCTTGGCCTAATTGAACTAAACGTCTATTTTTTCTTTCTAGAGATTTAATCATTACATCTCTGGCTGAAGCAGTTCCTGTTCCCCCTAATCTTTGTGACCATTCAGCAAAACCACTTCCTGCTCTACTTGCTCTACTTACTCCAATGTTTTGAA